AACTGCCGGGCGTATTGATATTTTCGATACGATAACCGCACCAACTTCTGTTACTTATGGACAGACAGGTACAACAATCACTGTTACGCACAATGCACATGGCTATGTTGCAGGGCAAGCAGTCGGTCTAGCATTTGCTCCGGCAAGTGGTGTATCCCCTCTCTCAGGGGACTACATTATCCAGACTGTTGCGACTAATACCTACACGGTTACTACTATCAATTCTGCTACTATTTCAACTGGAACAGCGGCACTTGAAGGTACACGTTGGATGGCGAGCTACGAGACAGGTACCAATTTGCAACCATTCCAGATCTTGATTCCAGGCGAAGGCGTGCTTGCTTATAATGGTATTTATGCGGCAGTAACAAATATTACCAATGTAACCATCTATTATGGATGAAAAACCAGTCAGTATAGAGGGACGCATCTTAATGATTGCGATCCCTGCGTATGATGGCAAGCTGAACATCAAGTCGGCTTTTGCTCTGGCTACTCTTGCTATGGACATGGCAAAGCACGGGGCGAAGCTGTACTTGACTCAGATTTCTGGTTGTTCCCTCATAACAAAGGCAAGAAATGCACTCGTTGCTGATTTCTTGGAATCCGATGCTACTGATCTTTTGTTTATTGATTCCGATATTATTTTTAAGTCTGACGACGTTCTCAGACTGTTGGCTCTAAGCGGCAATAAAGATATTACAGCGGGTGCATACCCCCGCAGGTCTAAGGACAAGAAGTTCTTTACCGATATCTATTTAGACGACCAAAACCAAATTGAATTCCGCGACGGGATGCTAAGAGTAGACCGTATTGGCACAGGCTTTATGCTTATCCGCCGCCATGTCCTAGAAACAATGAAGGCTAACCACCCAGAGTGGGGCTACTACAATAACGTCAACGAGCGCACAGACTGCGCCTTGTTTGATTTTGAGCTCAAGAACGGCGAATATTATGGTGAGGACTATACGTTCTGTAACCGCGCAAAGGCCGATGGGTTCTCTATCTACCTCGATCCAGACATTAACTTGCCCCATATTGGCACTGAAGAGTACACCAACCACTTTGGTGAGGAAGTTATCAAACCCTTGATTGCGATCAATCAGATTGCAAAGGAGACAGTCAATGGCTAAAACCCCTGCATGGCAACGCAAAGAAGGGAAGAATAAAAATGGTGGGCTCAACGCCAAAGGGCGTGCTTCTGCCAAAAAAGAAGGTCACAATCTGAAGCCACCACAGCCCGAAGGTGGACCAAGAAGAGATTCATTTTGTAGCCGGATGACCGGCATGAAGAAGAAAATGACGTCTGAGAAGACGGCAAAAGACCCGAATAGTCGTATTAACAAATCACTTAGAGCTTGGAACTGCTAATGGAACCGATGGTCATTTGGAATCTCATCCTATCCGCAATGGTTGCGATATTGGGATTTTTTCTTAAAGAAAAGTTTTCAGAGCTTAAGAGACTGGATATTTTGCTTAACAAAACCCGTGAGGAGTTAGCTCGTGAGTATGTCCCCAAAGCAGAACTTAATCGCCTTAGCGACCACATTGACCAACGCTTTAATCGCATTGAAGCAAAAATTGACCAACTTATTCAGAAAGCCGTAGATGCCTAGTACAAGCAAGAAACAGCATAAGCTAATGGAAGCTGTGGCGAACAATCCCAAGTTCGCTAAGAAGGTTGGTATCCCACAAAAGGTGGGTAAAGACTTTGCGACGAAGGACAAGGGCAAAAAGTTTGGATCGGGTGGTGACACCATTCGTGAAGATAAGCAAGCAATCAATAAGCCAAAGACCCAACACGGGGCCGAGGCTTTTTTCAAAAAGGGCGGTAAAACGTCCAAATCTAAATAGGAGTCTCACATGGCGACATCAAAGAAAGAACAGAACATTACCAATGAGAAAATGGGTAAAGTTCAATCCGGCGGCTTGAAGAAATTCGGCGAACACTCAATCCAAGAAAAAGGCCACACAAAGGGAAAAAACATCTCTATGCCTTCTTCTAAAGTTTTAGGGATGAACCAGAAATGAAACATTACCACGAAGAAGTAGCTGAACTTCACAGCAAACAAGACGGCAAAATGCCCATGAAACACCACCACGAAGACATGAAAGCTCGTGAGAAAGAGCACGACGGTGCAACTCATGGCTTCAAACACTTCCATGAAGAAGTCGCTAAGATGTGCGGCGGTGGCATGGCAAAGAAAGCCAAATGAGAGCCTCTAGAGGTATGGGGGACATCAACCCCAAGAAGATGCCGAAACCACGCAAGATACTGCGTAAAGACGCTCTTGAGCCTGTAGAAATCTATAAGCGCGGTGGCAAAGTCAGCGCCGTTGCTAAGAAAGACAAAGCGAAGAAATAAACATGGCTGAGTACACATCCGGTTCTACGTCCTTTAATCTTGAGCTTACCGATCTCGTTGAGGAGGCTTTTGAGCGGGCGGGTTCTGAGATGCGTACCGGCTATGACATGAGAACGGCGAGACGTTCTCTGAATCTTTTGTTTGCAGATTGGGCCAATCGTGGTATCAATATGTGGACGATGGAGCAGGGCACTATCAATTTGGTGCAAGGGCTTAACACTTATCCGCTACCCGTGGATACGGTGGATTTGCTAGAGCATGTGATCCGCACACAGGCCAACGACATCAATAATCAGGCTGACCTGACTATTACCCGCATTAGTGTTTCTACCTATGCGACCCTCCCCAATAAACTAACCCAAGCGCGTCCAATCCAAGTGTGGGTTCAGCGTCTTGATGGTATGACGTATTTAACTTCCGCAACGGTTGCGACCGCCGTTGGGTTGACAGATACAACAATTACATTGACAAATGTCAATAACTTCCCATCCGCCGGGTACGTATTGATTGACAGCGAATACATTTACTACAACGACATTGTAGGAACCACGCTTGGTAATTGCTTCCGTGGACAGAATGGATCGACCGCTACGACGCACAGCATGGGCGCCGCTGTCTACATACCAAAACTCCCTGCAATCACCGTCTGGCCCACTCCTGACAACGCACAGCCCTATCAGTTTGTATACTGGAGAATGAAGCGCACTCAAGATGCCGGAAGTGGTGTCAATGTGATGGATGTGCCGTTCAGATTTATCCCTCCTATGGCGGCAGGGCTTGCCTATTATGTGGCGCTTAAAGTACCTAATGGGCTAGAGAGATTACAGATTTTGAAGTCGCAGTACGATGAAACTTGGAATACTGCGGCAAATGAAGACCAAGAGCGTGCGGCGGTTCGGTTTGTACCTCGTCAGATGTACATTGGGGGTAGCACCTAATGGGTAATCGGTTTTCGTCAGCCAAAAATTCGATTGCGGAGTGCGACCGATGCGGCCAACGATACAAGCTAAAGACGTTGAAAAAGGAAGTCATCAAGACTAAGACCTACGACCTTTTAGTTTGTCCGACCTGTTGGGACCCAGATCAGCCCCAGTTGCAACTCGGTATGTATCCTGTGGATGATCCGCAGGGTGTGCGGGACCCAAGACCTGACCGAAGCTATTACACATCTGGACTCGATACGCTCGGGTTCTCAAGCGGTGGTAGCCGGGTCATTCAGTGGGGATGGAATCCTGTTGGGGGTTCTAGTTTTTTCGATGCGGCTCTCACGCCAAACAATTTGGCTTTGACCGTAGCTATTGGGCAAGTTACAATTAGCACAACTTAGGAGTTACTATGGTTAAGAAACACGAAGACGAAGCAGAAGACAAGAAACTCATCAAGTCTATGCTCCAAAAAGAAGAGAAAAAGTTTGGCGTCAAGAAGATGGCCGCAGGTGGTAAGACCAATGCGAACATGAAATCTATGGGCCGTAACATGGCTAAGGTAGTTAACCAACGTAGCTCCGGAAGGGGTCGATAATGGCTACAAAAAAGAACAATAAGCCCGCGTCGGCTTATGCTAAACCACACGACATGAGTGGTAAGGCTACAAAGATTGATGACACCCCCGGTGCCGGATATCCAGATAAAGTCAAAACAACCGGTATCAAAATTCGTGGTACAGGCGCGGCAACCAAAGGCGTAATGGCTAGGGGACCAATGGCGTGACATACACTGAACTTGTAAATAGTATTCAGAGCTATACGGAGAACCAGTTCCCGGCTGTGTATCTCGCGGATGGGACAATACAATCTTCGACAACGCAGATTAACCGTTTCATTGAGCAAGCTGAACAACGCATTTACAACACCATTCAGTTTCCCTCGTTGCGTGCAAACGTGACGGGGACAGTCACACCCTCAAACCCCTATCTTTCTTGCCCTAATGATTTTCTTTCGGTTTACTCCATAGCGGTGTATTCCACGACAGGTACTAATGCGTACAACTATTACTACCTACTTAACAAAGATGTTAACTTCATCCGTGAAGCCTACCCAACACCACAAGCCACGGGTACTCCCAAGTACTATGCACTGTTTGGTCCTCAGTACAACAACGTTGCTGAGTTGAGCTTTCTCATGGGACCTACACCCGACCAGGCATATAACGTAGAACTTCACTATTATTACTACCCACCCACAATTATCCAAGGTGCGATTACTGCAATGACTGTTGCTAATGCCGGTACTGGGTATGTTAACGGTACGTACTATGATGTGCCTGTCACAGGCGGAAATGGTAATTCTGCAACGGCTACCGTTGTAGTGACAAGTACTGGGGTCAATAGCATTACCGTAACGACTGGTGGTGCGTTGTATTCGGTTGGCGATACAGTTACTGTTGCTAGTTCATATATAGGCTCTGGTGGTTCTAATTTCACGGCTACTGTTTCTGCTGTTTCTAACGCAACCGGTATGACATGGCTTGGGGACAATTATGATTCTGTACTGTTGTATGGTTCTTTGGTTGAAGCTTACACATTCATGAAGTCAGAAGCCGATATCATTGCCGGTATCGATGGTAAATATAAAGAAGCGCTTATGGAAGCTAAACGCCTTGGAGACGGCCTCGAAAGGCAAGATGCTTATCGTAGTGGTCAGTATAGACAGGCGGTGACATAATGTCGTTTACAGGAAATTGGGCGTGCGACGTATTCAAAGTTGGTCTTATGAACGGGACTTACAACTTCGGTACAGGCACGACCCAAAACTTCTACATTGCGCTGTATACCAACACGGCTACGCTTAACCAAACAACGCAGTCCTACACCAATGTGGGGGAAGCAAGCGGTGGTAACTATACGCCTGGCGGTCAAGCGCTAACGATTATCCAAGTTCCAACAGTGGGGTCTTCAGGAGACACTGCGTATATTTCATTTGCTAATCCTATGTGGGTAGGGTCGATTACCGCTAGGGGCGCTCTGATTTATCTGAATAACGGTACGACAAATCCTGCGGTTTGTGTATTAGATTTCGGTGCCGATAAAGTATCTACCTTGACCTTTACGGTTCAGTTCCCTGCGGTTACCAATTCATCAGCAATTATTCGCATTTCATAAGGAGTCAAAATGACTAACGAACTATCTAATTTTGGCGACCACGCTGAAATCTCTTTACAAGCTAACGCTAAGATCCCTGAGGGTATGGGCGTTGAAGGTTGGTATCACGTTGTTTGCCGTGACAAAGACGGTAATATCAAATGGGAAGAAGAGTTTCCTAACTTAGTAGTAGCTGTAGGTAAGCAGTTGATGCTAGATACCTTACTCAAAGGTTCTAGTTATTCTGTAACTGGGCCCTACCTTGGGTTGC